CATCAATTTGTTAGATACGTATGGCATGAAGGAAGCTGCAGATATATTAAGGGGTGAAGGATGACAAGAGAAGACATTGTTCACATGGTTAGGGAGGCTGGTGGCGCTGACATTACAAGCCACGGCTGGACATCATGGGTTGGCACTCAGTCCACTGAGTTCCTTGAACGCTTTGCCGACCTTGTTGCTGCTGAGAAAGAGAAGCAGATCATTAACATCCTAAGACGATTACAAGAGCGGAACCATTCCCATAATTACTACGCATACGCAATCAACGTCATTAAAGGTGAGGCATGAATCACACTGAAATAATCAAGGCTGTAACTGCCACACCTTTAACTGCCATTGATCTACAAAGAAAATTCAATGTACCACATGCACGTATGGCTTCAATGCTGCAGTACATGAGTAGGAGAAAGATGCTTGTGGCAGTAAAGGTAGGTACTAAATGGGTATGGTCAGTGCCAGGGTACACACCACCAGACAATACCTCCACTAAACCTGAGACTAAAAAAGAACGTATGCAATTCCTATCAACTGTATTCAACTCCTGGGGTAGGCAATCACATGAGGCGAGCCAAACGAACACCAATTCCTGATGCCATTGAGATGTACTACAAGTCTCTTGAGTATCGATCACTGTCACCATCTGCACAAAGGGACTATCGGTACTGTCTCAATGCTTTCTTACAGACACCTATTAATGGTAGGAAACTAGAGAACTACAGTCTCCAAACAATCAATACACCACTGGCCCAACGTGCATACAACACTTGGGCTGAGAGGGGGGTACCTTTTGCCAATCACACCATGTCAGCTGCCTCTGTAGTCTTTAACCATGCCATACGTCTAGGGTACTGTGATATCAATCCCTTCAGCAAGGTACTTAGAAGGCCCCACAAGCCACGCAAAGTAGTGTGGACTAGGGAGGATATCACCCGCTTCCTAAATCAAGCCTACAGTGGCTTTAATACCCGTTCTGTGGGATTGATAGTTCAGATGGCCTACGAGTGGTGTCAAAGGCTAGGTGATATGTCCAATCTTAAGTGGACTAACTACAACTTTGATACTAAAGTACTATCACTTGAGCAATCAAAGCGTAGGGCTAGGGTTGAGTTACCTACAACGGATGAGTTACATGAGATGCTAATGCAGCAGAAGCAGGAAATAGGCACTGACTATGTAGCTCCTCAGTGTCATAGCAATAGGATATTTAACAAGCCTTACGATAAGATTCAGTTGACAATTACTGCACGTAAGATCATGCGTAAGGCAGGGTTACCTGAAGAGCTACAGATCATGGACATGAGAAGGACAGGCACAATGGAAATGGTAGATGCAGGGGTTCCATTACCACAAATCATGTCTGTAACTGGACATGTAAGTCCAGGTTCAGTAACCCCTTACATGAAAAACACCTTGACAAGTGCTAAAAATGCAGCTAAGCTACGCTTCAGCAACACGGACAGTGTACATTTAAGTGATTAGTATATGTATGTATATTACTAATACATAAATATATACTTACTATAAGAGTACTTAAATGTTTAATATAAAAGACTATGTATCTAACTTAGATTTATATATAGGTCAAACATATAGAACTACATGTCCAGTGTGTAGTAGAATAAATACATTTACAGTTACTAATGATAGTGGTACATTGATATGGAACTGTTATGCTAATAGCTGTACATTAAGAGGTAAGTTAGGTGTAGGTTTACGTGTAGAAGATATACGTAAACTTATACATGGCAGTAAAGATAAAGAAGATACATCCTTTGTACTACCTGAATGGATCGTTAAAGAACATGAACACATTCAAACATTTCGTAGGCAGAACTGTATCCATGACACCGTGGAGCTACGCTTCGATGTCAGAGACAGTCGAATTGTATTTACAATCATGGACAAGGGTAAGATGGTTGATGCTTGTGGAAGACACTATTCCCCAGAGGGGGGTGGAAGGATCTTTAATCCATCGACTACTAACCGTACCCCGAAGTGGAAAAGGTATGGCAATTCTCGTAGAGCGTATGTATGTGGAGAGAGTTCGACAGCTATCCTTGTCGAGGACTGTATCTCAGCTACCCAAGCCTTGGATTTCCAGTGTACAGGATTCGCTATCATGGGGACAGCACTACTTAGGGAACACATCGAGCAACTACAAGGTTACTCACATGTCCTAGTGGCACTAGACCCCGATGCAATGGTAAAGACTGTTGCATACACAAGAGAACTCAAGTCACATGGCATTGACGCACATGCATTGAAGCTGTATGATGACTTGAAATATCGCCAACCCCAGGATATGCAACGTATCCGCTCATTGATTGAGAGTAAAGATGGAACATGCCTTACTAAAGAGTCTCCTCACTAAGTCTTTCTACGATGAAACACGAGGGGCTAAGTGTCCCGATAAGATCTTTAGCAAGGATCTACGCAAGATAAAACAAGTCATTGACAAAGCTATGGAGGAGTACCAAAGGGACATAACTCCAGAGGAACTAGAGGCTTTGTACTTCACTGAGAATCCCACACTTACAACTGCACAGAAACATGCCATGCATCTTGAGTTTAAAAAGATACGTGCAAATACACCTATGGGTTCAGATGTAGCACAGAAAGTAATCAGCAACCTGTTCAGGCAACTCATAGGTGAAGAGGTAGCTAACTTAGGATTCCAGTATGTGAATGGTGAGCAGAGCACTATGGAACCACTGAGGAATATCTTAGAGAACTATCAGGATGATTTCACACCACAGATCAGAGTTAATTATGTAGACAATAGCATTGATAATCTACTCAATAAGGCAGCTAACAATACCAAGTGGAGATTCAACATACCTTCATTGTTTAATTCAGTGCAAGGCTTAGATAATGGTATGTTGTTTGTGATAGGTGCTAGATCTAACGTAGGTAAGTCAAGCTTTCACAGTACCCTATGTGCTACACCTCATGGATGGGCATCACAGGGAGCACGTATCCTGATACTGTGTAATGAGGAGAAGCCTGAGAGGGTAGCCAGTAGGTACATGACAGCAGCTACAGGTATGACCATGACACAGATAGCTGCAGATAAGGCACAGGCACATAGGCTCTATGATCCCATACGAGAAAATGTTAAATTTGTAGATGCTACAGGTAAGACCATGAGATGGGCAGAGTCAGTGATCAAGACACATAAGCCTGACATTGTAGTGCTTGACATTGGATCTAAGTTCGCTGAAGATGGGGCATCTACACAAGATCCTGCAGTACTCAAAGCCAATGCAGTGTATGCAAGAAACATTGGCAAGATGTATGGGTGTCTTGTAGTCTATTGTACACAGTTATCCGCTGAAGCTGAAGGTAAGATTGTATTATCCCAGGCTATGATTGAAGGCAGTAAGACAGGACTTGCAGGTGAGAGTGATCTTATGATATTGATTGCACGTAATCCACCATTGCAGGACTCTACAGATGGTGATGATGGGCAGAGACACTTGAACATTGTAAAGAATAAGATCAATGGTATACACAGAATTATCCATGCAGAGTTTGATTATTCCACTGGAGTGTACTTCTCATGAATAAAAGTATTGAAAATCAGGCAAGATGGTACGCAATCAAGGTAACACTTGGGTATATGATACCTATCATCTTTCTGTGTATCTTTGCCTACATAGATGCAAAGCTACTTTTGATAACCATAACTCTAATGTTTATAGGGTCTATATGTGCAGGTATCTATCGTGATTACTACAACGAGAAGTTAGAGGAGTTGAAGAATGAACGAACGAATTAAAGAACTATTGGGACAAGCATATGATGAAGCAGTGCCCGAAACTTGGACTACGCTATCTTCCTTACAACAAGGAAGAGTGTATGAAAAGTTCGCAGAGTTGATTGTTGAGGAATGTGTCTCAATCGTAGCTGGTATGGCAGATCCTGAAGAGGACAGTGACCGATATGTCTGGGCGATAGAGAATGCTAGTCAAGAGATTAAAAAACATTTCGGAGTTGAATGATGAGCAGAGAAGCTATGAAGCTGGCGCTTGAGGCGTTGGAAATACTGACCGACGGCTATGACGGCACCGAGGTGGGCGTTGAAATTGAGGCCATCACCGCACTGCGCCAAGCATTGGAACACATGAACCCATTTGCAGGAGAAATCAAAATGGAAAAAGTAATCAAAGACGGTAAGGAAGTGATCGAGTGTGAGCAGGTTGACGGAATCAAACCGATTGAATACGCATTCGCTCCCCAAGCAACTGAATACGCATTCGCTCCCCATGGTAAGGAATGGGCACGTATCGACAAAGATATGAATATCACTCACCTTGACATGGAGCTATGCGCTAAAGGCCCACACAACGCTTACACAGCATTGGCTATGGCTATATGGAACAAGGCGATTGAAACAGAGCGTGAAGCGTGTGCGAAAGTATGTGAGGAACGACAAGAAGTTTTTGAAAAGTATTACACAAAAGGTCTTGCAGGGATGTGCGCCGAAGCCATACGAGCACGAAGCAAGTGTGAAAGAGGTGATGCAGGCACAAAGACACCAGAAGATATATCCTGTAAGACACAC